AGATATAGATAAGATACTTAAAGAAGTTGATGGAATTTTTGTATATTCAAAAGAAGTAAAAACAGAACATAGTAAGTTTATATAAGTGATAGATTAATTTCTATCGCTTTTTCATTACACAAAATTTACACAAACATTACACAAAATTACAAGAAATACGTGCTATAATAATATTGTAAAGAATAATAAATACGTTCTTTAATTATATTTTCTTTGTGAAAAAGATATTACACTTTTACCATCCCCTCGTATAAGTAATGAGAAGCCACCGACTCCACCGGTGGTTTTTTAATGCTTATATTTATCATTTATCGGTGAATGCGTCAAATAAGCATTACACTACGCAAGTGTATAAAGTGGCGAGGTAATAAGCATATTACAAAGACTATAAGTCGATTATAATAGATATATCTTTCGTGGCTCGTTTTTGCGGGCGGTACAATAGTATTAAAGTAAGTAAAGATATATATAGGTACATAGGAGACCGAAAATGTTAGGACGAAAGCGCCTATGATTATAAGAGTAATTACATTGTAGTTGCTCTTATTTTTTATGAGGTTAAACATGATTTACACTAGAAAACAATTAGCAGAATTATTAAATACTAGTACAAATAGTATTAGGAAAATGGAAAAACGTAATACATTGAATAAAAAATTAAATACTTTAGGTTATAAACTTATTAATATATCTAAAGGTAATAAAACTACTTACAACATAGTTGAAAATGATAATCCAGGAATTAAGGCCTTATCTACTTTAAATATTAGAAAGCCTTATAACTTTACAAAATACTTAAATGATAGATTGCAAAATAAAGCTATTAGTATAAAGGATATTGCTATTAATTCATGTGTTAATAAAAATACTGTTGTTAGATGGGATAAAAAACTTATTGATAATAAAGTTATGTCAAGAGACGGCTTTTATTATTTTAAACTAACTTTAGGAGATAATGAAGCTGTTGAAGTATCTAAAGAGGAATATAATTCCTTCTGGAGAAACATGTCTTATATTAAGGCTCTTAAGCAATTACAGAAAAGATATTTAAATGGTGATATTACTCTTAATGAATTACAACTAGCAACAGCAGATATTAGTAGTTATTATAGTATTATTAATGGAGTTTATTGCTTTAGAGTTAATAAATTTAAGGTTGATAAAGAAAATGATCTATATTTAGACTTATCAAAACTATTAAATTAGGGTGGCCGCTTATGAGTACAAATATAAATAAATATATATGTACCTATAGGAGGCCACCTTTTGAATGTATAAAAAAACGTAAGATTTTACTTTACAGAAAGGGGGGATTGTAAAAATGCTTACTGAAAAACAAAATAAAATGATTAGTATGTTAGCTGAAGGTATGTCAAAAGCTGATATTGCTAAAGAATTAAAGATGTCTAGACAGACGATTTATGACTGGATGAATAAGGAAGAAATAAAGCGCGAGATGGACAGGCGAAGACGGATTATGTGTAACGAGGCTCTAACGAGTCTTAAGGGTGATACAAGGGAATTACTGGACGCAGTTAAAAAACTCGCTTACACGGCGGATAGTGAGGCTATAAGGCTACAAGCCCTGAACTCATTATTAGACCGCTCCTTGGGTAAAGCTACTACTAAGGCTGAATTAGAAGTATCTAATAACAATAAAGATGCTGAAAATATTGATCTTGATACATTGCTAGATGATAATAATAATGATAGTAATGTTATTGATTTAGATAAGATAGCTAAGTAGTGTTTGCTATATATACACAATAATATGTATTTGTATTTTTATATAATCTAAAGTGTCTAATTAGAGTTAATGAGACATAAAGCGAACCCAGTAATATCAAGGGTTGAGGGGTTAACGAGACAAAGGAGACAGAACATAAATTATGTCTAGTTAGACTTAACTGTATGTCTCATTAGATGTAATAGTTAGATACCCACGCCTATTCTATCTGGAAACAGTTGGAAGGCGCTCAGGTTATCGCTATAAAATTTTTTAAAATTTTTTTAGGTTTTATGTAGTTTTAAAAACCATATAACTAAATAGTAAGTTTTATCGAGTGGCGCATGTCGTGAGACAGCAGTAAGACCACTCTTTTTATTTTGTATTAAATAAGAAAGGAGTAACACATGGACAAGATATATTATTATAACAATAAAGAATATAAAGATACTGAATTAAGTGTAGTGTTACTTTTTAAGTATTTAAGTGAATATTACGGAAGTAGCGACAAGGCTAAGGCTGTAATAAAAAATAATAAGGATAGATTAGATTTAATCGCTAAAAGTTTAGGCAAAACAGACATAGAGTTCTTTAATCTATACTTCTTAAGAGATTTATTTATCCCTTCCAACAAGAATAGTTCAAGACCATTAGCACCAGTACATTATGAGGTATTTGAAGAATTAAATGACTTACTTATCAACGATAAAACTAATAGAGAGGAATTTATACTTCCTAGAGGTATTGGTAAGAGTACAGTGGTTAATACATCAACTGCAACATGGGGGGCTGTATATCAAATAAGTAGGTATACGGTAGTTATAGGTAAAACGGATAAGCTTATGGAAGAGTTTATATCAGAGGTTAGGACTTGTTTAGGATATGACAAGATAAAAGAAACCTTTGGGGAGTTAATAAATACAAAGAAATTTACAGTAAATAAAGAAGAATTAGAGTTATCTAATGGTACTAAGGTACAAGGTTTTACTTGGGGCGGTACAATTAGAGGTGCTAAATACAGAGGACAAAGACCGCAAATAGTAATTGTCGATGATGTACTGAAAGAAGATGATATACTTTCTGATAATGCAAAGGAAAAGACAGTAAATAAGCTATATAAAGAAATTCTTCCTGCTGGAGATAAAGCCAAAGTAATAAAAGGTAAGAAACAAGGAATTGATACTAAATTTATAGTAATAGGAACTCCACTTGCAGCAGATGATCTAGTTAATACAGTAAGACAAGATAGTACCTTTAAAGTGTTTAGAAGGGCTGTAGTAGATTTTGATATAGATGAATATGTTGAAAATTCTAAACTATGGCAAGAATACCGAACTATTTTAATGAATAGTAAAGATGAAAATAGAGTAGAAAATGCCAAGTCTTTTTATTATGACCATGAAGAAGAAATGAATTTTACTACTTTATGGGAAGGTAAATACAATCCATGTGAATTAATGAATGATTATTTTACTAAAAGGTTGTCATTTATGCAAGAGCTTATGTGTGATTGTGAAAGTGTTGGTGATATATGGGTAAAATCTATAGCAAAGATACCTTCTATTGAAATGGAAAGTAAGAAGTTTGAAAAGACTTTATTATCTATAGACCAAGGTGCAAGTAATACAGCTAAATCAGATTTTACTGCATTTACTGTATTAGGTAAGAGTAATGGCTTTTATTGTGTTAGAGAAGGAACTTTGAAAAGGTTCGATTCTAAGACAGAATTTGATAGATATATAGATTTTACTATTATGTTACTTCTAAAATGGGAAGATATAACCCATGTAGTACTAGAAAAGAATGTATATAAGGGTGTAGATGCTACCAGAATAGAGGAAGCAATAGCAAAAGATATTAGATTAAGAAAAAGACATATAGAGGTTATAACAGTTTATAATACTCAAAATAAAGACCAAAGAATAATGACTATTACAGATAAGATAAACAGCGGACAAGTTCTCTTTAATGAAAATGACGTTGAATATAATAAACAAGTCCAAGATTTTAGAGGTCAAAAATTCACAATTCATGATGATGCTATAGATTCACTTGAAATGGCTATTAATAATATAGATCAAATACAGTTAAGACCTAGTTTTAGCATAATTTACAGATAGAAAGGAAGTGTTAAAGTGGAACAAGAAGAATTAGAATTTATTCAAAAATGTTATGCAGATTATCAAACTAAGAACCCATATTATCATGACATAAATCGCTATTATTACGGCAGTACAGATAGTTTATTAAACTTCACACCTAGAGAAGGGCGAAGTAATCTAAAAGTAAATACGAATTTTATTCAAAAGTTAGTTGATGAGGAAGCACAATATTCATTTGGTAATGACATTACATACACTTCCTTAGAAGATAATAAGCAAATAGTTAAAGATATTGCTTATAATTTAAAGAATAATAAAGCAGATCATGACATTAACTTAGGAATAGAGTTAATAAAGTATGGTTTATGCTATGAGATTAACTACAGAGAAGAATATGAACCTAAAAAGTTCAAGTTTAAGAATAAAATAGTAACTCCTTTGGATGGTTACATGTATATTAAGGATGATATTCCTACGTATTTCCTTCATATGTTTAAGAAGCAACTTGAACCGGAGACAACTTATATAGATGTATATACAGAAGAACGTATATATCACCTTGATGATAAATGGCAAGAGGTTGCTCCTTCTACAGAACATTATTTCGGTATGTTACCAGTTGGTGTTGGTATGGTAGGCGGTAAGGCTTACAACGAAGATAGGGGCTATTTAGAAGGTGATAAGACTATATACAAGACTATTAAAAACCTTCAAGATGCTTTAGAAACTAATTTATCAGATGCAGTATGTGAAATATCAGATTTTAGAAATGCCATACTTAAAATATATGGAGTAGAAGCAGAAGAAGAGTTAGATAAAGATGGAAATGTAATACTAGATGAAAATGGAAACCCCAAGAAGAAAGAGCCTGTGGTGCGTAATAATTGTATTATGTTATTTGGTGATAAAACAACACAAGATGCTGACTGGTTAATAAAAAATGTCAATGATACATTTATAAAAAGTACTAGGGATGAATTAAAAGATTTAATATATACCTTAACATCACATGTTAATACTAATGAAAAGCTACAAAGTAATTTAAGTGGTATAGCTTTAAGAAGTAGGCTCCAATCATTAGAAGCTAAATGTAAAATGAATGAGAAAGCTATGAGTAATATATTATATACTCGCTTACAATGCTTATTCAGACATTTATATTTAACAGAAAGTAAGAATTATGATGCTAATACTATAAAGATAGGATTTACTCCTAATGTACCAGTAGATGAAACTGGTTTGGCTGATATGATTAGTAAAATTGCTCCAACAAATACAGTAAGTAAAGAAACTTTAAGAAGCTGGTTACCACGTATAGAAAACGTAGCAGCAGAGGGCGAAAAGATAGAGAAAGAACTTAAAAATGATTTAAATAGAATTTCATCAAACGACTATTTGTCTATAGGTGAAAATTCTAATGAAGAAAAATCTAACACAAACGGTGTAGAAAATGTATAGTAAAGATGAAGAGTTAGAATTAATTTCTGGTATATATGATGATCTTGATTCTGAACTTAAAAAGATATATCAAGAACAGAAAAATGATAAAGAGGAGTTACTTAAAGAGGTGGCTCTTTTATTGTTATATTATAAAGTTATTGAGGACTTCCTCAAAATTGATAAAGCGGAAAGCATTATTATAAATCAAAAGCTAAGTAATAAGATAATTGCTTTCATTAATAAAGAATCTTCTAACCAAATTAAAATAACAAAAGGTTTAATAAATAATACACTGGATAAGCTAGAAGGATTTTATAACTATAAACTTAAAGATGCAAAGAAAATTACTAATAAGGTTATAGATGGTAAAACCTATAGTGATAGAATCTGGAAAAATAACAAAGATATTAGTAAGTACTTAAGAAAACAAGTTGATGATTTTATTAATGGTAAAATTAATAAAGAACAAATGAGAAGAAACATAGAAAAGGCTTTTAATACTAGTAAATATAATGCTGAAAGGCTAGTAGAAGATACTATAAGCAATGTTAGACAAGATATGTTTGAAGAATTTTGTAAATATACAGGAGTAGAAAGAGTTACACGTAATGCGACTTTAGATGGTGCAACATGTGCAGAATGTAAGGACTTAGATGGGGAAACTTATAGAATAGATGACCCAAATAGACCACCAGCAAAAATCCATATAAAATGTAGGTGTTACTACACTGTAGAAAGTTAAAGGAGGAATGTAAATTGATAACTTTGGCAAACAGAACAGAGTTTTTAAAGGAATATAATTGTATAACAGCAGATATTACTGCGAATAAACATTTACCAGATAGTGATGGAAATTTATTAGGTGTAAAACTTGATAATGGCGACATTTTATTTAATTTTGAAACAAGTGATACATACAAATATGATGAAGAAAATAAAGTATGGAAACCATTATAAAAGCGAGGTGATAAGGTGGATATAGTAACTTATGCTTTAAGTAAAAAACTTGTAAATGGAATTCAAAGTGGTTTAGCTAGTGCTACAGTAGACAACGATAATTGCAGTATTACTTTTAACTGGACTAATGGAACTTCAAGTACAATGACATTTCCCAAGCCTGCTGATGGTGTAAGTATTACAAATGCTGAAATAGTTAATGATGAATTAATATTAACCTTTTCAGATTCTACAACAATTAATGTAGGTAATGTCAAAGGTGATAAAGGAGATACAGGAGACAAGGGAGAGAAAGGCGATAAAGGGGAACAAGGTATACAAGGTATACAAGGAGAGAAGGGCGAAGATGGAGTTAATCCTACTATTGAAATAGCAACTCAAAGTGATACCGAATATACTCTAAAATTAACAGATGCAGACGGCTCAATAATCACTCCTAACTTACAAGGGATAGGGAGTGCTATTTTTGTAGGTACTGAAATAACTAGTAACCAATCTAGTATCGTAGTAGAAATAACAGATTCTCATATAGGAGATATGTATATCAATGTAGATACAAGTGACTATTATATTAGAGATGATGCAAACAGTATTAATAATAGTTGGTGTTACAAGGGCAATCTACAAGGTATTCAAGGGATGAATAACTATGAATTAGCTGTTAAAAATGGATTTATAGGAACTGAACAGGATTATCTTGATAGTTTAGTAGGTGAGACAAATGATACACACATAGTATCAAGTAAACCTGATATCGCAGATGATACTACAGAATTAAAAACATGGTATTACTATCAAGTAGATGGAAATGGTAGCAATACAGCTTGGAAGTATAAAATGTATTTACCAAATACGACTGATTTAACAGCAGGTAAATATGCAGTATACTATAGTATGAAACCATATTGTGGTACTTTTACAGTGGATACACCTTGTAAAACCGATAAAGATACATATACTTATTATGTAATAATGGATTTAGATGCCATTACAACAACAATATATAAGGAATCAATAGCAGATGGAACTACGACAATATTGGAAACAGTACAATGTGAACAAAAAGAACCAACTGACGAGTATATAATAATAGACGAACCTATGGAGCAACTGGGGCAATGGGTGCAAACTCTTTGGATAGGTAGTGCTAAAGAAGATGCTAGCGAAGTAACTTTAAAAACTGGCATTAGTGTTACAGGATTTATTTCAACTCTAACATTTGAAGAAATTGTAGGTAATAGAAGTGATTTATTAACAGTGGATAAATCAAGCATAGTAAATGCTATTAATGAGCATGATAAATTATTAAGAAATAGTAATGCTGATGCACTTAATACAACTTCTAAGAATATAGTAGGTGCTATAAATGAATTGGAATCCAAGCATTATTTAGATGTATTCGACTTACAAGGTGGAAGTGTATTAGATTATGCCAAAACTTTCGGTGCATTAACGCATAATTATTTTTATGCAAATAACTGTGCTGACTTACCTAACAATATGAATTATGGTTATTGTTCTGTAGATGTATCACAAGACCCACTATATAGAGATATAACATTCTACTGTCCAACTAGTGGCCGTATTTATGTTAATACTATAGGTGCTAGTGCTGACTTAACAGGCTTTGGTGAATGGAGTGGCTGGCACGAGTTCTTAATGAAGGAAGATATAGTTACCACATTAGATGATACTGTTACTAATGAACAAGTGCCTAGTGCTAAGAGTGTTTATGATAAGGTTAAAGATAGTAATATAAAAACATTTACTGATATAAGTCAATTAGGATTAACAACACCTATAACAGTAGAAAATATATTTAAGAATATGCCAGATAATAGTTTATTATGCCAAATGGTAGATAATTATTCTATAACAAATGTACCTTTTGGAAACGGAATTTTAATTATTCATAAACACCAAGATTCAAAATTCTCTATAGAATTTAAAATTTCTGCTGGTACTAGTATTGCTCAAAATTATTTATATATTGGTCAATTAAAAGGTATTGATGTTACTGGACCTACATGGTCAAGAGTATGTACTACAAGTGTTGCTGATGTAAAAGAAACATCGATAAAGTTTGACGAAACCGCTTTAGGGTTAACTATATCGAAGAGCCGTTCTTCATATAAAGTAATTAATGGAATTTGTTACGTAACAATCGAACTTCATGTTGATGCACCTAGCGATTATAAGACATATGGATATACGAAGATTAATATAACCAGCTTACCTAAAATTGGATTTGCTACAAAAGCCGTCTTAAATGTAGTAGAAGCAAATAGTTCTATTTCAGTAGTTTTAGATAGAGGAAGTACAGATATAAAATTACATGGTAATATCCTTGATAAAGAAGGCACTTATGTCATACAAGGTTCATTCTCATATCCAGTAAGCGAAAGTTAATAAAACAGATAAATATAGAGTAGTTTAGGCTACTCTTTTTCTATTGTCTTTAAGCACTAGACGTTAAACAGGCTTATTTTTTATACCCTAAAACTTGTTTGGAGTAAAAAACTTACTTGGAGAGGGGTAAATAAATATTAATCTAAAGGACTTGTTTGGGAGTAATACTCACTTACTTGGACGAAAGGAGATAAACAATGTTAAAAAGTGAATTATTAGAAAAATTAAAAGATATAGCAGATGATGCAGATATAAACGAAGCAATTCAAGAAATAGAAGGTTTAGCTAAACCTTTTGATATTACATCTATAGGGTTAGAAGATTTTAAAAAGGTTCTTGAAAGCAATAAGGAGGTAAAGGCTTATTATCAATCCGCTTTAGATAGTGGAATTGGGAAGGGTGTTGCAACATTTAAAGAAGAGACTTTACCAAAAATTATTGAGGAAGAACTTAAGAAAGCAAACAATAAAAAGAAAACTCCAGAACAACTGGAATTGGAAGAACTTAAAGCAAAATTTGAAGCTTTAGAAAAAGAAAAAACTAAAGCGGATATGACAAGTAAATATACAAAAGTACTTACTGAAAAAGGGCTAAATGCAGATTTAATCAATTTTGTGCTAGGCGAAAATGATGAAACTACTACACAAAACATTGAATCTATAGAAAAAATAATCAACGGTGCAGTAGATAACGGAGTTAAGAATAAATTAAGTTCAAGTTCTTATACACCACCATCTGAAAGTAACGTTGATAACTCACTCAATGCACAAATTGCTAGTGCTATGGGTGTACAATAACTAATTTATAAAAAAGAAAGAGAGTGATATTTTATGGCAATTAATACTATTGCAACAGCAACATTATTTCAAAAGAATTTAGATAAAGCAGCAGCACAAGGAGCATTGACTGGGTGGATGGAAGGAAATGCATCCCAAGTAATTTATAAAGGTGGGGCAGAAGTTAAGATCCCTAAGCTAGATATGGACGGTTTAGGAAACTATGACAGAACTGACGGTTTCGCATCTGGTGGAATTACATTCGAATACGAAACAAGAAAAATGGAATATGACAGAGGTAGAGCTTTCTCATTTGATGAATTATACGTTGATGAAACTAATTTTGTAGTAACAGCTTCAACTGTGATGGGAGAATTCCAAAGAACTAAGGTAGTGCCAGAGATTGATGCTATTAGAATAGCAAAATTGTCTCAAATAGCTATGGGAGTTGATGGAGATACACAAGCAGAATATGACTACACTCCAGCAAAGACTACTATAGTTGATAAAATCAAAGTTGGTATTCAACAATTAAGAAAAGAAGGATTTACTGGTAATTTAGTATGTTATGTTACATATGATGTACAAGCTTTAGTTTCCCAATATTATGGAGAAAAATTAGCAGCTGCAACATTTGCAGTAAATGGTGTAGATACAAGAGTTCCTTCTATCGATGGAGTTCCACTAGTACCAGTTATAGATGCTTGTATGAAAACAAAATTAACTTTAAATGATGGTAAGACATCAGGACAAGAAGCAGGTGGATTCACTAAGGCTACAGATGGTAAGGATATAAACTTCTTAATTGTTGCTAGAGAAGTACCTATCGCAGTTCAAAAGACTGACAACATGAGAATATTTACACCAGAAGTTAACCAAAAGGCTAGAGCATGGGCTATGGATTACAGAAAGTTCCATGACATTTGGGTACTAGATAACAAGCAAAAGGGACTTTATGTTAATATAAAAGATGCAAAATAAGGGAGTGATTAGATGGCTTTTACTGATACTGAATTGAATGAGATGGCTGTACTAGCCATCTTTAATTACTATAACGGAGAATATACAAAAGAATATATAAGAACTAATTTTGGAATTGCTGTAAATTTGCTATCAAATAAAATGGGGAATATGTATAATAATTCATTGGCAGGAGCAACTTCTATAACTGAAGGTAATCAATCAATAAGTTTTGAAGCTGGTTATAATTCTTCTAACCTCATAACAGCCGATATACTGGCACTTTTACCTAAGAAGGTGTGTTTTTATGTTTGGTAAAGAAACTATTACCATAGTCCACGTAGGAGCCGATAAAAGCTATTCTACATTTAAATTAAATAGATGTAACGTACAAGCTAATAGAAATTTTAGTATTAGCGGCAAAGTAGTAAATATTGTTGATACCACAATGATTTATAGCCCGTTTAATAATGTCTTAGATGTTGGAGATTATATTATTAAAGGAGATGTTGATGTTGATTTAGATAATTTCAATGTTAGCAATTTTCTTAAAAAATATAATCCGTTGGTGGTCGTAGCTGTAAGACCACAAAAACTATTTAACAAATTGGAAATTGAGTGTAAATAATGAGTAATACAGTTAAGATACAGATGGATAAAACACAAAAGATTTTATTACGCAGGTATTTGAATAAGGACGGTAAAGCACAACAATATTTTACTAAACAATGCGCCGCTAAGATGAATAATTTTGTACCTTATGACACTGGACGGTTAAAAGATATAGATGTAACAATAAAAACAAAACAAATTATATTTTCAGCGCCCTATGCTAAGCTTCAGTACTATTCTAATAAAGGAATGGGAAAGCAAGGTACAAGTTTAGGCGGAACACGTGGGAAATTATGGGATAAAAGAATGTGGACACAGCACGGTAATGAAATAGTACAATCAGTTGCTAATTTTGTAGGAGGAAGAAAGAAATGAAAGTTATAGAAGCAATAAAAGAATATATAAATAATTGTCCTGCTTTAAAAGAATACAATGTTAATGTTAATTATCTTGAAGATGATTTTGATAGTTTTTCTATCGAGGAAACTCCTTGCGATCCAGTATTAAAAAGATACATAGATGGTTCAATGTTAAAACAATGTCAGTTTGTATTTACATCTAAAGAGCCTTATTCGGCTGATGTAATATGCAATATTGATAACAGTAACTTCTATGAGGAGTTTTCTAACTGGATAGAAAATAATAATAACAATGGAATATTTCCTACTTTAGAAGAAGGATTAGAAGCTACTCAAATAAGAGTAATTTCTAGTCCTTATATTATTTCTACAGAGGAAGATAAATCAATTTATCAAATACAACTTAACTTAATTTATTTAAAAGAAAGGAAGTAGATAAAATGAGTGGTGTAAAATCAAGACACGTAGTAGCAAACTACTTAAAAATAAAGGGTGCAACATCAGCTGATGATGCTTATGAAAGATTAACGATGGGGTTTTCAGAATTAAATGAAAGCTTTTCACCAGTAACAACTTCAAAAAGATACATTCATCAAAAGAGTGCAACATCTAATATCACATCTTATGAATGGGAGAGTTCTTTTACAGCTGATGTTATAGAAAGTGAAGCAGCTATACAAGCTATAAAGAAGATAGCAGAACAAGAATTAGTTGGAGATGATTGTATTTATGATTATTGCATTGTAGATACAGAAGCTCCAGGAGCAACTGACGGAACTTACAAGGCTAGAGAAAGAAAGGTAGTTGTAGTTATTGATGAACTAAATGACGAAGATGGAGAATTACAATTCACAGGTTCGTTTAAAGGTGTTACTGACTGGACACAAGGGGAATTTGATCCAACAACTAAGACATTTACAGCAGACTAATTAATGAAAGGAAGTAGGTAAAATGAAAATTAATAATGTAGAATTACAAGATTTAGATTTCATGGACGCGGAAGTCATGGAGAGATTTGAAGAATTACAAGATGAATACAATAATAAGTTACAAGATAAACCAGAGTTTAATAAAACATCTGAATTAATTAGATATCATTGTGAAATAGTATTTGATTTGTTTAACGGACTATTTGGTGATGGTACAGATAAAAAGATATTTGGTAATAAAACTAATCTATTAAAATGTACTAAAGCGGTTGATGAACTATTCTTATATATAGAAGCATCTAATAAAAGTTATGAAAAAGAATTTGAAGCAATAAACAAGCATGTAAATAGAAGAAGATGAATATATTAATTGACTATTTACCTACTACCATAGAGATTGATAAAAAGAAGTATGAAATTCATAGCGATTTTCGTACTTCTATTATTTTTGCCCTTATGATGCAAGATGATAGTTTATCAGAAGAAGAGAAATTATTAGGTGCTTTAAAACTTTATTATCCTATAATACCAGATAACGTAGAAGAAGCTATAAATAAAATTTATTGGTTCTATTCTAGGGGTAATATTGAAGAAGATAACAAAAAAGTTAAACAAGGCAAGAGAATATTTAAAAGAAACAATAAAAGAGCATATGATTTTGAGACCGATAGTGACCTTATATTCACAGCTTTTATGTCACAGTATAATATTAACCTCAATAAAGAAAATCTTCACTGGTGGGAATTCATGGCGCTATTTAATAGCCTTAAAGATGACAATGAAATAGTTAAGATTATGAATTACAGAACTATTGATTTAACATCTATTGAGGATAAAAAAGAACGTAAAATGTATGCGGATTTACAGAAATACTACAGTTTAGAAGATAGGATTAGTAAAGAAGAACAAGAGTTATTAAATAAAAAACGTGCAGAATGGGGGTGAATAGATTATGGCAGATGGTAAAATCATCATTGAAACTGATATAGACCAGAGTGGTGCGGAAAAAGGTGTAAAACAATTAGAAGGTAGTTTAGAAAAAGTAGGTAGTAAAATAAGTTCTATAGCTAAGACAGCGGCAAAAGGGGTTACAGTTGCTACTGGTGCTTTAGGTGCATTAGGATTAAAGTCTATTGGAGTTGCTAGTGATCTTGCCGAGATACAAAATGTGGTGGATGTCACATTCGGAGAAGGAGCAAATACCATTAATGATTGGGCTAAGACTACAAAGGAAAGTTTTGGATTATCAGAATTACAAGCTAAGAAATATTCATCTACTTTAGGTGCTATGTTAAAAAGTTCAGGGCTTACTACAGAAGCAAGTTTAGAAATGTCCATGGCCATGGCAGAATTAACAGCGGATATGAGTTCTTTTTATAATTTGTCACATGAGGAAACATTTGAAAAAATTCGTGCGGGAATTTCAGGGGAGACTGAACCGTTACGTTCCCTCGGCATCAATATGTCAGTTGCTAATATGGAGGCATTCGCATTATCACAAGGTATTGATAAAACATGGAACTCTATGTCACAAGCTGAACAAACAACACTAAGATATCAATACTTAATGGCACAAACAGCAGATGCACAAGGCGATTTCGCGAGGACAAGCGACCAATTGGCAAACAGCACCAGAACAGCACAAGTTACAATTCAAGAAATAGCCCAAAAACTAGGTGACTTATTATATCCAATAGCACAAAATGTCATGGTTAAAGTTAATGAACTAGGTAACTCATTAAAAACAGCTTTAGACAATCCAGAGGTACAAGCTTCTATTACATCTTTAGCTGAAACGTTAGGAGAACTAGCACTTAAATTACTTGATCTAGTAGTTACATACCTACCTTCACTAATTAACGGATTAACATGGTTCTTAAGTAACTTACCCCAAATTACAGCTTTATTCTTATCATTGTTAACAGTGATTAAAACTTACACAATAGTAACAGCTATAGTTAAAGCATATAAAGCATGGCAAGTAGCAACAACAGGACTTACATTAGCACAGAAATTATTAAATGTTGTTATGATGGCTAATCCTATTGGGCTTGTGGTAGCTTTAATAGCAGGTCTTGTAGTAGCATTTATAACATTATGGAATACAAGTGATACGTTTAGAGAAAAAGTAACCGCAGCATGGAACGCGATAAAAGCAGTATTTGATGTAGTATGGACGGCAATAGCCGATTTCTTCACTAACACTATACCACAAATAATTAGCAACGTTATAAACTGGTTTGCACAGCTACCAACAAGGATTGGAGAATTCTTAAGTCAAACATGGACTAATATTACAACATGGATTAGTAATGTATTTACTACAATGGTTGAAGGTGTTAAAACTATAATAACTAATGTAATAAATTTTTATGCAACATTGCCAGAACGAATAGGTTATTTCTTAGGACTTATGCTAGGAAAGATAGTTAATATTTGGTTGCAAGTACAAGAGTTTATTAGAGTTACAGTGCCAGAAATTATAAACAACGTAATAGAATGGTTCATGCAGTTACCAGGTCGTGTATGGGAATGGTTAGTCAATACTGTAACAAAAGTAATTGAGTGGCGAGAACAAATGATTAACAAAGCTATAGAGCTTGGGAAGAGCTTCTTAGAGAGTGTAATTAATTTCTTTAGACAATTACCAGGTAGAGTTGCAGAATGGTTATCTAATACAATAATGAAAGTAGCGGAATTTGTAGGTAATATGATTCTTAAAGCTAGAGAGGCAGGTCAACAATTTAAAGACACTTTAGTTAATACAATGAAGAGTATACCATCACAAATGGTTTCTATAGGCAAGAATATAGTACAAGGTATATGGAAAGGTATTACAGGTTCTATAAGTTGGTTAAAAAATAAAATATCTAGTGTTTGTGGTTCTATTGTAGATGGATTTAAGGAAGGACTTGGCATACATAGCCCTAGTGTCGTTGCCGAAAAGGAAATTGGTTATTTTATACCTCCAGGTATTGGAAATGGTGTAGAAGATGCTATGCCTAAATTAACTAAAGATACAATGGCAAACTTAAAAGATTATTATACTAAGCTACAAAATGCAGTAAATAACAATTCTTTAGGTATAGGAATGAAGAATATAGGTAGTAACTATGTTAACAATGTAATTAATAATCCTACTCCAAACGTTAATAATGTTATACAAAACCATATAGATATAGATGGAAGAGAGGTTGCTCGTTCAATTTCTCCTTATCAATCAGAGTTTGACAATTATGCTTTAGGGCGGTAAAATAATTGTAATAATATAAGTTTTTAGGGGTTGGGGTTATGTTTTTTAAAAAAGGAAATAAGAACACAAGTGTAAAATTAAGATACCTTGATGGGATAAATCAATATGCTAGAAATTCTATAGTTAAATTAACTTTAGATGATGAAAAAGAATGTTTGGATATAAACGTTATACTTGATAAAAAGCCAGTTATACATCTGAATTACAATCAAATAATAGCAGTAAATTATTTTAGTAAAGAAGAAATAATAAGAAAAAGAAAAAGTGTTGCAGGTAGAGCAATGATTGGTGGAATTCTTCTTGGACAACTAGGAGCAATAATTGGTGGTATGAGTGCAATAAATGATAAAGAAAAGACTGATTATGATTTCTTTGCAGTTATTAATTACAAATCTAGTGATGGAGAAATAAAAGTTTTGAATTTTCAAGTACTTGAAGGTAGTTCAGGTTGGAATAAATTTTTAAAAGAACTGAATTCAAAAATCAAAAAAGAATGCGAATATGAATATAAAGAAGTGTATTTATAGAACTAGTTTTTACTAGTTCTTTTTTTATGCAAAAAGTGAGGTGATAATTTGATAGATTTACCTATAAGACAAGGAGTTTTGTACTTTAACAATAATAGTAATTTAGATATGAATTTGTATATTACAGATTATCCAGAGATTGAATTAAATAATGAAGTATACGAACAGCAAGAGGTTGAGGGTAGAAATGGTAGTTTGTATATAGATTTAGGTTACTACAAAGACAGAACATTAGAATTTTCTTTTGATTTAAGAGGAAGTAACTTAAACGAAAAACTTTATGAAATTAAACAATGGTTAAATAACGTTAATGATAATAGATTAATATTTAACAACGATAAATGTTATCTAGTTAAAAAAGTAATATTAACAAGTTTTAAACAAACAGCGATTAACTTAGGTGAAGTAGAACTTTCTTTTATAGTTGATCCTTTTTTATATAATTGTGAAGAAACTACATTTACTACTACAAGTAAAAACTTTAATGTTTATAATACTGGCAGTTATGCAGCAGATACGATAATTAAAGTTTATGGAACTGGCAATATTCAAATTACTAATAACGGAGAAACAATGCAAATTAATAACGTTAATAATTATGTATTGTTAGATAGTAAAAACATGGAATGTGTTAATAGTAATGGTCAATCTAAAGACTGGGATACAATAGGGAATTATATTAAATTAGATTCAGGTAATAATATTTTTTCATTAGTTGGTTCAGTAACAAAAACAGAAATAATTTATAGAGAAACTTACTTATAGGAGGGATAATGTGAAAAAACAAATAAAAATAAGCTATTTCCCCTCAAATGAGCCTAAGGCTAATGTACTGATGTTTAACGGTAAAACATTAGACAACTATTGTGTATCTTGTAGCACCGAAGAAGATTTTAGTAGTTATACATTAGATGCAAGATTCATTATTAAAGATGATATAACAGATTTATTAGTAGAAGAAGCTATATTAAAAGTACAAGAAGACTATGGTAAAGAAATATTTAGAATAAGCAAAGTAACAGTAGGGACAAGATATATAGATGTAGTTGCAAGACAAATAACAATAAGCGATACTATGACATTATTCTTAGATGATATTAGACCAACAGAACAAAACGGTCTAAGTGCATTAACATATATGATTAGTAGTTCAGTGGGTAAAGGCAAAGAAGATATTACTGTTACCTCTGATATCACTAGAACTTCTACAGCATACTACGTTAGAAAAACAGTATACGAAGCAATACAAGGCACTGAAGATAATTCTTTTCTTACACGTTGGGGAGGAGAAATACAAAGACGCGCTTACAATATAACTATAAACGATAAAATCGGTTCTGAAAGAGGTTTTACAATTCGAGAAGGTAAAAACCTTACTGGGTTTGAAGGTAGTTCTAATATCGATAATTTGGTCACTAGAGCAAGGGGACAAGGCTACAATGGAATATTAGGTAACTGGATAGAAAGCCCTTTAATTAATTCTTATGCAAAAACTTATAGTAATGTTATTAAGTATGATGATGTTAAAGTTAAAGATGAAAATTCTGATGAAGGCTACGATACTGAAGCCGAAGCAATAGCCGAACTTGATAGAAGAATAGCTTTAGAGTTTAGTGATAGTAATATAGATAAAATACAAGCAACTTACAACGTTAATTTCGTACAATTAGCCAAAACTAAAGAATATGAAAATTATCAAGTTGCAGAAACTTGCTATCTAGGTGATACAATAAGAGTTTATATCCCACGATTAAATCAAAACATATATGTTAGGGCTATAAGTAAAAAATATAATGTTATGTTGCAAAGAACAGAAGAAATAACATTATCAAATACTATTATTGTTAAACCTATGTCGAGCCAACAAATAATAGCAGACCTAAAAGAACAATACGCTAATAAAGGTAATAATATAGCTTCTTACATAGATAGCCTTATTAAAGCCGGTATTAGCGATTCTTATGTGGTATATAGGCAGAATGAAATTCTAGTAATGGATAATAAAGATATAACTAAGGCAATTAATGTTGTAAGGATTAATAGAAATGGCTTAGCTTTTTCTCAAGATGGGCATTATGGATCATATGAATATGGATTTACTATAGATGGTGTAATTAATGCTAGTCTTATTCGTACCGGAATTCTTAGTGTTATTAAAATACAAAATGTTGACAGAAGTTTTGTAATGGACTTGGGTGGAACAAATGGTATGGAATTCTTTATCGATAATCAAAAGTCTATGCAAATAGATAAAAATAAACTTACTTTTTACGATAATGAAGGGACAAGAGTTATAGGCGGTTTATTTAGTTTACAAAGGGCAGAAAACCCAACTCAAAAGTCTATGGTTTTAGGTCATAGAGATTATTCTTTTTTAAATATTGAATATTACAATCCAGACGATGGTTTATATCATCCTTATATTCAGTTTGATAAATATAATGTTGATAGTACATACGGTTATCCAATCAGTATATTAGAAACAACGGACTTCTTTGCAGATGTATGTCATTACAATCCACTCGAAATGCGTAAAGCGATTAATTTTACAAAAAATGATAGAAACACAGTAATAGGAACTGTGTATGGCAGTACAACAAGCAATAATTTAGTAATTGGTTGTGGAGAAACGAATTCTGTATGTTTAGATTATTTAAAAGATGGCACTTACTATAGTGCTTTATTAATTCATAGAAATGATACTGTTGTTGGTGGTTGTAATGTAGATATGTGGGGAGTTGTAACAGTTAAAAATAACATAGATGTCAAAGGTCAATCAACGTTTTACAACGGTGATACAGTATGTGGGAAGGTATTAGGCTCTACCAATAACAATATGCTTATAGCCTGTAATTATGACAATGAAATGCGATTCTCTTATGAAAAGGACGGTAGTTATGTAGCAAGCTTTTCGATGCACCGAAATGATTCAATTTCGGAAGGCAGTAATGTAGATTTTAGCGGTGCTGTTACTTGCTATGGCTCATTTGATGCAAGAGGTACTAAGAATAGATTGGTAACCACAGAACACTACGGAGATAGGCGTTTAAGTGCCTATGAAACGACAGAATGTTATTTTGGTGATATTGGCAAAAGCAATACAAGGGAAAAATGTAAAGTAGAAATACATTTAGACCCTATTTTTCTTGAAACTGTTAACACTAAAGAAGATTATCATGTATTTTTATCAAAATATGGTCGTGGTGATATATGGGTTAGTGAATTACATGAAGATTATTTTATAGTAGAAAGTGAAAACCCTAACTTGGAATTTTCTTTTGAAATAAAAGCAAAACAAAAAGACTATGAAGATGTAAGACTAACAGAAGTAATAAATACTAAAGAAAATATTATAGATATAGAAAGTGAGGTAATCAAAATTGATAAGTCAACAAACATTGAAAGGTAATTTAGTACTACAAGATTACACAACTGCATTTACACTCAATCAAGGGGATAAAGGAGTGCCGTTCAAGATAGAATTACTTGAAAATGGTACTCCTTACACTTTGTTAGATACTGATACGGTTAGTATTGAGTGGCTGAAACCTAATGGGCACCCATTTTTACAAGATGGCGATATAATATATGGTACAAATTATATTGAAATCATTACACCAGAAGCAGTGGCACAATATAGCGGCTCTGGAACATTTAACATTATTATTAGTGATGGAACTGTGAGAAAAGGTACTATAAGAAGAGAATATAAAGTAATACCTACTAGTATGAAACCAGGAAGTGTTAGCGAAGATGTAATTACAGATGCTATAACAGAATTACAAACATTAAACACTACACTAGTTCAAACAATTCAAACTGGTAGTTTAAATAATTATGCTAAAAAGGCTTATGTAGATAGTGAGTTAAGTTCGATTAATTCAGAATTGGAAGAAAAGGCGAATAAAACAGATTTAAATGTTACAAATATAAATGTATCTAAAAATACAGTAGACATAGAAACACAATCTGCAAGAATAGATGCTTTAACAAGTTTACCTAGTGGTTCAACAACTGGTGATGCAGAATTAATCGATGCAAGAACTGTAAATGGAACTACATATACAAATGTAGGAGGGGCAGTAAGAGCAATTTCTAGCGGTGAAGCATTGGGCGATAAGAGTGTAAATTATAATCATTTAGATTTTGTTGAAATTAGTAAAAATAAACTTAAGCTAACTCCTAAAACAATATCTTATGCTGGTACAACAATAAATGTTTATTCTGATAAAATTGTTATTAATGGTACTATAGATAAAACTGGTGCGTCTTCTGCTGTTGTCATAACAGATGAATTAAATTATGTAGATGCTAGTAAAACTTATACTGTATCTTGTAATTATTTAAACGGAACTGCTCCAAGTGGTTTAGGTGGTGGACTTATTAATAAAAGTCCTATGGTACAAGTTGCGAGTTTGAATTGTTCATTAACAATTGCCACTCCTTCTAGATATAGCACTTTTACACCAACAGATGCAACAGATTTACAATATTTTTGGTTAGTATATCCGAGTAGCGGAACTTTTACAGATTATACTATTAATCTTCAATTAGAAGAAGGCGATACACAAACAGATTTTGAAGTATATCAACATATGTTTAAAGAGTGCGATTATATAACAAGTGCTGATATACAAACATTACAAGAAAAATCTAAAAATATACCTAAACTAACAAAAATAATTATGGATGGCAGTATAAACCTAAAAGGTGTATTTCAATACATGACTTTAAACCCAAGTGAAGATAATCAATATGAGGTGTATATTCCCGAGGGAACATATAATATTAATACTTATTATACAGATGATGAAAAAACAGCTAGTGATTTCTATGGTTTATTCGTACCTAATTATGTTACTTTAAAAGCATTAGGTAAAAAAGAAAATACAATATTACAATATACATGTGATACTGCAAATGCTAATATATCTACAATAAATTTAGCAGGTACAGCAGGATTAGAAAACTTAACAATTAAAGGTGTAAAAACAAGATATGCTTGTCATGATGATTTTGCATATACCGATACTTATTGCAAAAGAAACATTGTAAATTGTGATTTTATAGCAGAGGACACTTATTACAACGTTGCATATGGTAGCGGTATTCATAATGGTGCTATATGTAGATTTAAAGATTGTAAATTTATATCTAATAAACAGTTAGCATTTGGATTGCATAGTAATGTTAATTTTACTATTCCTGCGGATATTGAATTTAATAATTGTAAATTTATAAGTAAAGGTAACTGCTCTATTAAATTTGGTGGCATGGCTAGTACAGTTAAAAATAAAGTTAAAATGATGGGCTGTCAATTTAATGGAATAATGATGATGGAAGAAGTTCCTGGAAGTGGTGTGGGAATAGACTTTGATATAACAGGAAGTAATAATACTAAAGGATTGTATGATATAACTGCCACAGATGGTAATGAATATATGTATAACTTTTCTGATGAAACCCCTGTAATGATGGCAGATGGTGCAATTTCTAAAGGTAAACCAGTTGCACGTAATGGTTTTTATGTAACAGCACATGGAACTAGAGATACTTATAAATTTTATGGTGTGGCTATGAGTACTAGTACAACTGCAAATGAAGAAATACTAGTAAAAACTAATGGATATGTTAAAATCTCAGATACTTCATTAACTGATGTGGCTCTAGGTAGTAAAATTGGAATTGTTAATGGTGATTTTGCAGTAGTAACTAGTGGAGATTATATAGGTGTATGTGATATAACTGGATATTTTAGATTAATTAATTCACAATAGATAGAAAAGACGAAGAAAATTAAATTTTAAGAGATTGGACAATATCCAGTCTCTTTTTATATTACAAAAGCAGAAAGGAGAAATTATGAGTAATAAAACAGAAGAACAAGAAGCACTTATGGACAATATACAAGACCAATATTTTGAGAGACTAGAGAAAATTACAAGAGAATATTGTAAAACATTAAGAACATTTTTTATTACTCAATCAATCTTTATAGCTATATGGATAATTGGGTATTTTGCACTCATGATTTCAACCAAAAAATAGAAAGGTGGTGTGAGTATGTGGGATTGGATTAAAAAAATATTTTATCCTGGAATGATAAAACTAGTAAATATCTTTAAAACTAAAAAGAAAGGGAAATAGGCATGTAACATGAATAGTGAAGCACAAGAAATTATAAACACAAACACAGAAAGACGATTAACAGCATTAGAAAATGATGTGAAAGACATAAAAAAAACAGTTACAGAAATGAGAATTGACCAAAAAGACTTAATTAAAACAGTAAATAGAGTGAATGATAGATGGGACGAGTTCGACAAAACACAAAGAAAAAATAAGAATGAATTAATAATGAAATTCTTAGGTGGTATAATAGCAGGAATAGCAGGTTATATACTTGCTATTTTAAATTTATCTAAATAGGAGGAATGTTTTATGGACATTATGAGTTTTATACCAAGCAGTTTATTAATAGTAATAGTTGCAATCTATGTAGTAGGTGTATTTTTTAAGAAAATCGAAATGATTAAAGATAAATACATAACAATATTGTTAATGCTATTTGGTATAACATTTGCAATTCTACTAAGTATTATTAATGCTAAGTATAAAGTAAATCTAGAGGTTATAGTAAATGGATTCTTGCAAGGCATCTTGTGTTGGGGAGTTAGTGTAGGAGTAAATCAAACTATTAAACAATTAGGTAAAGAAGAGTAGTGTAATGCTACTCTTTTATTTTATATAGAAAGAAGGTTTTTATATGAAAATAGGTATAGACTTAGGACATGGCTGCAATTATGACGGCGGTGCAGTAGGTATTATAAAAGAAGAGGAAATTATAAACACAGTAGGCAATAAAGTTATTAGTAAATTAAGAACATTAGGACATAATGTAATAGAGTGCAGACCATCTACAGCAAGTAGTACAAGTAATAGCTTAAATAAAAGATGCGATACTGCTAATAATAACAATGTAGAATTATTTGTATCAATACATGCAAATGCTGGTGGCGGAGTAGGTACTGAAATATATACATATAATGCAAAACAACATTCTTATGCAGTAAATGTATTAAATAATATATGTTCATTAGGATTTAGAAACAGAGGTATTAAATTAGGGAACAATCTAGCGGTTATCAATGGAACATCTATGGAAGCTATGTTAATTGAAATATGTTTTGTTGATACTCAATCTGATGTTAATTTATATAGAAATAATATAGAAAATATTGCTGATGCTATTGTAAAAGGATTAGTTGGAACTACAACAACTACACAAGCCACTACAAGCCACGTACAAGTAAATAATACCTCTACAGTTAATCTACATCTTAGAGACTTACAAAGTGCATATAACCACGATTACAGGCAAAATATATATGTAGATGGCATAAGAGGACAACAAGTAGAAACAATGCTAAAAAATCTATGTTTAAGGCAAGGCAGTAGAGGACAATGTGTGGGATGGTTACAATGTAGGGTAGGAGCAGGAATTGACGATATATTTGGACCTAACACAAAGCAAAAGGTTATGGAATTTCAAAGGAATAACGGTTTAGTAGTAGATGGTATAGCAGGAAGAAATACATTTAACAAATTACTAGAAATATATAAATAGAATTAAGGTAGTAGGGTTAATTCCTTACTACCTCTTTTTTTATTGCAATTATACATATTAGAAATATATAAATAAAAAAGAGCCTGTATAAACAAGCCCTTTTGCCATAAAAAATTAAAACTTCAAAGGAGTTTATGAACTTTTAAGTAAAAAACCTATTATTATAGTAACACAAATTTCTATATATTACAATATTATATTGATTTTAATATAAAATGTAATATAATGTATCTAAAGGGGTTGAAAGTATGAAGAGAATAATAATAACTTTATTTACTGCAATTAGTTTAACTGCAACATTATTACATAGCGGTACAGTTGTTACTGCTAAAGATAAATTAAGTGAGTATGATAAAACAGTTCAAAACACAATGAATGATTGCTACAATAATATAAATGGTAATTTAAAAGATTATATGAAGAATAACAACTATCACATAGTAATTCTTGATGAAGGGCAAACACCTAATCGAATAGATAGTAAATATAAAGATTTTGCTACTGGGTTAATTGATTATGATAAGAAGATGATTTACCTTCAATACTTCCCAGATGAAGAAACAATGAATAATAACTTTTATCATGAATTAGGGCATATGCTAGATAGTTCAAAAAGCTTTATATCAGAAACAAACTCATTTGATACTATATGGAATAATAGAGCTGATTTCTTCTCACGTTTTGCATATGATACAAGTTATTTTACAGCTAATAAAAGAGAGTGCTTCGCTCAAATGTATGCTATATATAAAATGTTTCCTGATTGGGTTGAGTGTAATTACCTTTACATATATAATTATTTTTTAAGTTTAGAAAGAGGTGCAAATTAATTTTGTACCTCTTTTCTTTGTTAAAATTTAAAACGTTTACAAGTTTTTACAAAATATTCACTTTCTATATATTATAATATGAAGTATAATATACATCTTAGGAGGTATTAAATATTATGCTATAAGTTTAAAAAAGGGGGAACTAACTAATGAAGTATAAAATTAATAATTTATTAAAAGAATGTAACGAGGAGGAAGCGAGAGAATGTCTAGAAAACGCAAAGAGGTCTATAGAAATAAAAAGAACAAAAAAAACTGCTACTTGTGCTACCAGAAGGTAGCTTTTTCTTTTGTATATAAGTATCACTTTTGTACGAAAAGGATGCCCCCTTCGTACGAAAACGATACTAGAAGACAACCTTTATTTTATCAGCAACAGGATCATATATTAGCTTTTTAAATATTATGCTTGCTAACTTTCTTTTCTGTTCATTATCTTTTATATCTTTAAATTTGTGTATGCACTCTTTTATTTCTTTAGTGTTATTATCTGCTGCTTTCTGCATTTCTTTTATTTTTAACTTATCTAAACTTATCTTTAATTCATTATTTTCTGTATTTAACTTTTCTATCTTATCCATAAGTATTTTAGAAACTTGGTCACTAGCAACAGTTAACTTATCAACCAGGTTATCTATGCTGGTATTATTCTTATTTATCTTACCTTCCAGGATATCAATCTCTTTTTTATTACCATCTCCAACACTTTTACTGTATACAGATTCAAAATATTTTTTATCTTCTAAAGCATATATAAGCTTAGATACCTTCTTTTCTATTTCTATAGCATTAACATATTTATTGTTAATACATTTCTCTTTTGTGAAATCTCTACCCATACCTCCAGATTTTCTATTTATTCTATGAGTACATACATAATAAGAGTTTCTATCGCTGTTAACTATAGTATATTTACCGCCACAATAAGGGCAATAAAGTATATTAGAAAGCCAATAAACCTTGCTTTTTCTTTTGCTTGTATCTTCTTTATTCTTGTCCATCAACATATTAGCTTTTAAAAATAAATCTGCATCAATACAAGCTTTATGTTTACCTACAATTAGCATAGGATATCCTTTAGTTTTTCCATATGTTATATATCCTTTCCCATTAGCTTTACCAACTACTTCATATTTATCTTCTAAGTACCTAGAAACCTCCTCACTGCTTTTACAATAAACAGGATTACGTAATATATCCCTTAAACTACTCCTTGCTGTAACGGTCTTTATATTGTTATCTAGAAGGTATTTTTGTGTAGCATATAAAGTTCCTAATTCCAGATACTTAGTAAACATTAATTGTAATATATCTGTATCTACAATTTTTAAATAACTTTTACCTTCCTTCTTTTCTACTTCACACCCAAAAGGCACAAAACCGCCTGTAAAACATCCTTTCTTTGCTAAGGCTATCATATTATCTTTAACCCTTTGCCTTATATTCTCACGTTCCATATCTGCAAATGCGGATAACATAATCATCATCATTTTTCCAATCGGTGTAGTAGTATCAAAATTTTCTGTTATTGATACTAGCTTCACATTGTATTTTTCTAATTCCTCATATATCTTAAAAAAATCTACTATATTTCTGCTTATTCTATCTATTTTGTATATTGCTACTACATCAAATTTCCCTAATCTTATTAAGTCCATCATATTAAGAAACGAAGGTCTTTTAGTGTTACCACCAGAAAAACCTTCGTCGATAAATACATCATATTCATTTCCCTCATTTCTAAAATAATTTTTACACAGCTCTATTTGTGTATCTATACTTTCACTATATTCTTTGTATACACTCTTTCTAGTGTATATTGCTATTCTCATTACTTATCCCCCTTAATCTTTTTCACTTCTCTTCTTATTAAACTTAAAATTATTTGTTCTGTTTCTTCATCAACATTGTTTTCGTCTTCAATAATACCATTATCTATTAAAAATTGAACAAATTCATTTACTAAGCTTTCTTTACTATTATTTCTATCATCTGTCATACCTTCTAAATAATCTATACTAACACCAAAATAATTTGCAATAGCTTTATTAAAATCACGACCGCCATTTTGTTTACCACTTTCAACCATAGCGATTACTGATCTACTAATTCCACATTCTTTTGCAAGTTTAGCTTGCGACAGACCTCTTTCTTTTCTTAATTCCTTTATTCTTTCACCTTTTAAGTTCATTTATTTTTACCACCTTTACTACATTTAAAACTCATTACTTTTCATGACAGTTAAAATATTATCATGATTTGAGACATTTTAAAAGAGAACATATGTTTATTTTGAATGAAATTTAAAGAAATTCTAATTTATAGAAAGCAATTAATAATGTAGAAGAGTTAATTTAACTATGTCATGTAATAAGACTAAATATGGTTTAAAATAGCTTATAATCGAACTTGAACATTGTCTCAAATCATGACATAATATAGACATACCAAACGGAAAGGAGGTGCAAGAATTGTTTAAAGAACTTAGGAAAAAACAAGGGTTAACTACTAAATTTGCATCTAAGAAATTAGATATTTCAATATCTGCTTTATATAAAATAGAGCAATATCAGTATTTACCTTCTATGAGTATTTTACTAAAGATGAAGGACTTATACAAGTGCAGTTATGAAGAAATTATGAAGTCTTATGAATTTGCAAGGGGTGTATATGATGAAAGAAAAAATAGAAAACATAACAAATGAACTTACTTATGACGAGACACAAGAACTATTGAAAAAGGTTGAAGGAATATTCAAGGGAGGGGTTACTTTTAAGAATACTAAAGACTACAAGCAAAACATGATTAACTATTACAAAGCTACTTTAAATATGTAGGAGGAGAACATATGAGCAATTTAATACCATTAGAATTTAAAAATCAAAGAATTATGACCACAAGTGTTATTGCAGAAAGTTACGGAACTACAGAAAAGGTTATTTCAAATAATTTTAATAACAATAAGGATAAGTATAAAGAAGGAAAGCATTATTTCTTATTACAAGGCGAAGAATTAAAAGAATTTTTGCAATCCTCAAATTTAGGAATACAAAATCCGAGTAAAGTAAGAAGCTTATATCTATGGACTGAAAAAGGAGCTTTGCTTCATGCAAAATCTTTAAATACTGATAAAGCGTGGGAAATATATGACATATTAGTTGAAACATATTTCAGAATTAAAGAAAACAAACCACAATGTATCGAAGATGTTTTAATATCATCACTTCAAGAAATGAAAGCTTTAAGACTTGAAATTAACAACACTAAAGAAGAAGTAAACGGACTTAAAGAAGAAAATCAAAATATAAGAGATTTAGTTGCTTTAAGTCCTAATCAATGGAGAGAAGATACAACAAAAATAATTAATAAAATAGCAACTAAGCTTGGAGGATACACACATATAGAAGTAATTAGAAAAGAAAGTTACAAGATACTTAATAGCACTTATGGAGTAGATGTAAACAGAAGATTACTTAATAAAAAGAAAAACATGGCTCTAGAAGGTTGTAGTAAATCTAAAATAGCAAAAGTTAATGTACTAGATGTTATAGCGGAAGATAAGAAATTAATACAAGGCTATGTGTCTATAGTTAGTAAAATGGCAATAAAATACGGAATTTAAAGGAGAGATTAATAATGAAGAAAACAAATTTTGATAAGTTAGTAGATGTTATAACAGGGATAGCTGATACTCAAATAGTTACTGCGGATCATGTTTTTATTGAAGGAGGCTTTTCAATAGATGATGAAAGATGGATTTCTTATAATCCTACAACAGATTGCATAACTTTCTACAACATAGGCAATGAAGAATTAGTTATAGGCAGAAATGATGCAGTAGTTGATATGCTTTATGAATTATTCTATCAATTATTTGTAGATGGGGAGGAATTTCATGAAAAAGAAACTAATTAGAATATCATTTTTCTTACTACTAGCAGCATTATTCGTATTCTTAGAATGGCAAATATCACATGAAGAAAAGGAAATAGAACAATCTAATAAAGAGCCAGTGGCACATATAGCAATAGGGAGGTGATTAAATGAATATAGTACTTACAATACTTGTAGTGTTATTAATCTTAGCCATAGCAGTTTTAGTTAATATAAGAAACTTTAAATAATAAGGAGGTTTATATGTTAAAGATAGTTATTTTTATAGTTACATTTCTTATAGTGTTAGGAATCTTATCTATAGCAGTATGTCTTAATACAAGTGATTATAACGAGGAGGAAGAATAATGTTAAAAGCAATAAAAGAAGATGTTAAAGAGTGGTTTTTATTATTTGGACTAGGAGTAATATTCTTAGTAGTTTTTAGTAAAACATGGTTTCTATTTTGGCAATTTGTAGCCTATCTAGGGGGTGGAATGTAATGACAATAGATGAATGTATTATTGATTATTGTTGCTGTAATAAAGTTAAATTTAGTAAAGAAAAATTAACTACTATAGTTACTTTACTACTAGAAGGTAAAAGTTATAGAGAGATAGGTAAGGAAACAAATTTATTAGCTGGATCAGTAGGCCATATAAAAAATACTTTTCAAAAAAGATATGGCATAGAGTTTCCTCAAACACAAAAAAAGAAAGCAGAAAACACACATAGAAATGTAGGCTATAAAGTTGAGTTAAGGAATGAAGAAGATATTTTAGCACTTATAGAGACTAATCAAACAGTAGTTATATCTAGTTTAAAACAATATGTAGCAGATAGTTTAAATACATCTTATGAAGAAGCAAGTCATTTGTTTAATAAGTACATGAATGAGTATTGTGAACCAAAACATAATATTGAACCTAAGAAAGATAAAAAAGGCTTTGAAAACTATATTAGAGATTCAAAACATTCAAAAGAAACAATATTAAGTGTTATTGAATATGTAGAGTTAGGTCATAAAAGAAAGGATATTTCAAAAGCTTTAAACTTAACACCTAGTGAACTAGAAGCAATTATATATAGAACTAGAGAGTTAGGTTATCTAAAAAAAGTTAAGATGGGTAGACCATCAATAAAAATAAAAGGAGTTGTTTAATTATGAAGTCAATAGGAATAGCGCGTAGATTAGATCAATTAGGAAGGATTGTTTTACCAAAGGAATTAAGAGACATGTACGGTATGAAAGAAAAGGAGACAGTATTAGAAATCTATACTGAAGACGACAAAATCATATTAAAGAAATATGAACCATGTTGTATATTCTGTAAAGAAGCTAAAGCTGTAATTAATTTTAGGGGCAAATTAATTTGCAAAGATTGTTTACAAGACATAAAAGAAAATGCCTAACTATCCGCCAATAGCTAAGCACACACAAAATAATTCAATGAGATTATAACACAACTTTAAATTTAAAACAAGGAGTGATCGCTGTGGATACTAAAGAACTTGCACTAAAAACTTATCAAGACTTACAAAAGAGAAAAGCTTTAAAAGCTAAGAAAAAAGATGATGAATTTATGGACTATGTAACTAAAAGATAAAAGGATAAGAAGAGAAATATTAAAACATGGTATGGTAAAAGGATTCATTAGGAGGTATTTAAATGAAAGCTTGGGAGATATGTAAACAAGAAAATTCAAAAAGTAAATTTAAGGATAGCAATGGGTATATATGGGAAGTATTTGTAGAAAGAACTCCATATAAAACAACATGTGATTTAGTAACTGACAATGGGGGTTATATTTGGAAATTATATACTCTATCTGAAATAGCAGAACTTGACTTTGAAGAAGTTGTAGATTGGTCTGAGGTTCCAGTTGATACAAAGATATTAGTTAGAGATAGTGAAGACGACATATGGGAACGTAGACACTTTGCTAAATATATGAAGGGTAAGGTTTTAGCTTGGAATAAAGGTACTACTAGTTATTCCCAAAAAGATGGGTGTGTATCTTGGAACTATGCAAAACTCTACAAAGAAGGTGAAGAATAATGGCTTGGCAAGCAAGAAAATACAAAGATATTGCAGACACTCTAACAAGCAATATAGACCAGTTAGAGCTTAATATTAAGGTCATAGAGGGATATTTAAACATTATGAGAGAGAATATAAGCGATATTAGAAACGATATTACAGACTTAAAAGGTACTACAACAGCTACACAAAATACAGTTAAAGATTATCACTACGAATTATCAAGAGTATTGGAGGTTGAAGAATGAAACTTTGGGAAATTTTAAAAGAAGAAAATATAGGCAAAGTCTATAGAGAAATTTCACACAATAATATATGGGAAGTCGTAAATGAAGGAGATTGTTTTTATTTAAAAAACGACCTAGACACAGATATAACTTCATTTTACAACAGTTATGGAATAGTAACTTTAGAATTTGAAGAATATGAAAAGGATATAAAATGGAATGAAATACCTATTGATACAAAAATATTAGTAAAAAAAGATATTAAAGATGAATGGCATAAGAGACATTTTAAGAATTATTCAAGTGGTGTCGTGTATTGTTGGGAGGATGGCAAAACAAGCTTTACAACTGATAAATACGAATATTGGAATATTTATAAATTCTATAAAGAAGGTGATAAATAATGGCAAAGCTTTACGAATTATCTACAGGATATAAAAACATTGAATATCTTTTAGAAAACGGAGAAGATAACGAGGAACTTGTAGCAGTATTAAATTCTTTAGGAGAAGAAATTGAGGACAAGGCTGAAAATATAGCTAAGATATTAAAAAACAATGAAGCTGATATAAAAGCATTTAAGGAAGAAGAAAAGAGACTTTCAGAACGTAGAAAGGCTTTAGAAAACAGTAATAAAAGATTAAAGCAATATCTTGAAGATAATATGAAAATGACAGGCAAAACTAAATTTAAATCTGGTACTTTCTCATTCAATATTGTAAAAAATTCACCTAGTGCAGAAATAACTAATGCAAATATCATTTCTAGCGACTACAAGGTACTTACAGAGACTTTAGATAAGAAAGCTATATTACAAGACCTTAAAAACGGTAAAGACGTACAAGGTGCAATTTTAAAGCAAAGCGAAAGTCTAAGGATAAGATAGGAGGATATTATGAATTTACAACAAAAATTAATTGAAATAAGAAAAGATGTTATAGATTTTTGTAAGGATACTAAAGGGTACAGATACCAATATGTAAGTGGTAGCCAAGCTATAAGAAAGATTAGGACTAAGATGGATGAATTAGGAGTTCTTTTAATTCCAGAATGTGTGGGTGTAGACCATACTGAAACTTTTAATTACAAAAATAGTAAAGACGAAGAAAAAACAGATTTTATTGTAAATGGTGACATGATTTATACATGGGTTAATGCTGAAAATCCAGAAGAAGTCATAAAGGTTAATTGGAAATACTACGGTGCACAAGATGATATATCAAAAAGTTTTGGTAGTGCCTTAACTTACAGTGAGAGATATTTTATATTGAAGTTCTTTCAAGCACCAACAGACGGTGATGATCCTGATGCTAGAGATACTTCTAACAGAACACAAAATAAAGCAGTAAATAATAATACCGGCAACAAAACTTATAGCTGCAAAAACTGCGGTAAAGAAGTAACTGAAAAGATAGCAAAATTTTCATATAACAAGTTCAAAAAGGTTTTATGTATGAATTGCCAAGTAAAAGAGAGTGGTAATAAATGATTAAACATATACCGCTAAAAATAAACGGAAGAATATTTATAAAAGTTGTTGTAGGGAATATGGGGTATACCCTTATCCCTTACGACAAGGCTTTAGAAGTTGAGAAACTATTAAAGGAGTGATGACTTATCGCACAAAGGAGAATGTTTTCATTAAAAATAATAGAATCTGCTAAATTCTTAAAGATGCCTTCTTCTTCTCGCCTTCTATATTATGATCTAGGAATGAGAGCAGATGATGATGGTGTTGTAGAAGCATTTACAACTTTAAGAATGACAGGAGCAACAGAAGATGATTTAAGAGTATTAGTATCTAAAGGATATATAACAATACTTAATGAAGATTTAGTAAGTTTTATAGTTGATTGGCAAGAACACAACAAAATAAGAGCAGATAGGAAAGTAGATTCAATATATAAAAATATATTATTACAAGTTAATCCAGATGTAGAATTATTAGAATCTAAGGAAAGAGCAGATAGAAAAAAAGATAGTGGGACGTCCCAAGGACAACCAATGGACGGCATAGGTAAGGATAGTATAGGTAAGGATAGTATAGGTAAGGATAGTATAGGTAATAAAAAAGAGAAAAAGAAAAAAGCATCTGCATTAGATGAAATAATTAACACTTATACTTCTAACTTTGAATTAGTAGAAACACTACAAGACTTCTTAAAAATGAGAAAGTCACAAAAGAAACCAATGACAGATAGAGCCTTAAAAACTTTATTGAAGAAGTTAGATACCTTAGCAACAAATGATACAGAAAAGATAGAGAGGTTAGAAGAAAGTATATGTAATTGTTGGTTATCTGTATTTCCTAAAAAAAATAATTACAACTCTTATGGCAATAGAAGTCAAAAAGAAGAGTTAAATAATTTTTCAAAGGAAGAATACAAAAAACTAAAGCAAGAAATAAATGAACAATTTAGTGAAGAAAATATTGCTAAATACAATGCAGAATTTGAAGATATTGATTTTTAGGGGTGAGGATATGGAACTAGTAGATCAATTAAAAGTATTAAGAAGCAAAGCACAAAAGAAAAACATAAAGCATAATTGTGAAATATGCCGTGATACAGGTTGGATTGTTACAGGTATTGGAGAAAAGAGTGCATATAAAAAATGTGCTTGTAGAATAAAACAAGAAAATATAGAGAGTTGGAGAAGATTTGGACTAGACCCTTCAAAAGTAAAAAAGATTAATCAATATATTGTTAATAATGATACTAGAAAAAAAGCAAAAGAAATGGCAGTAAATTATATAAAAACATACGAACCTACAAAGTCAATATTATTCGCAGGTAATCCTGGAGCAGGGAAATCTCATTTATCTATAGGTATAGGGGCAGCTTTATTAGAAAAAGGTATAGCAGTTATTTATATGCCTTACCTGGAGATTATAAGAGAATTAAAGGCTAACAGTATGGATAATGAATACTACTTAAGGCTTATAGGAAAATACTACAATGCAAAATTATTAATAATTGATGATTTATTTAAAGACAAAGTAAAAAATGGTAAGTTAGTTGGCACATTGTCAGAAAGCGATATAAAGCACATATACAGCATTATTAATTATAGATATAACAATATGCTTTCTACAGTAATAAGTACTGAATTGCTGCCACAACAGCTTATAGAACTAGATGAAGCACTGGCAGGAAGAATATTAGAAATGTGTGGAAATAATATAGTTACTTTTGAAGGAAAACAATATAGCTACAGATTAAGAGACATAAAGGAGTGATTAGGGTGTGAATAGGGCGGAAAGACGTAAAAGAGAACGAGAATATAAAAAAGAGTATAAGAAAGCGGAACAAAAGAAAGAAACATTATACAGTTGGTTAAATACTTTGTCTAAAGATAAATATGAATTGATAATTGGAGAAATAAAGCGTAAAGCGGTAGACCATGGCAATAGTGTAATGGAAAGTGTAGATAGATGTCTTACTGCATTAATGATTGAAGAATACGACATGGAACTTGAAGAAGTACAAGCATTTATAACTAAGTTAATTAACATCATGGGAGAAGATACAGAAAAAATAAATAAATTAAAAAGTATGTTAGGAGATGGTTATTTGAAAACATTAGAAGATGTTAAGAACAAGATGGTAAAAGAAGCTAGAGAAATGATGGAAGGAGGAATAAAGGATAAAGAAATTAAGTTGAAATTAAATGAATCTTATCCACAATTATCTAAAAGCATGATTACTAATGCAGTAAAGAGAATAAGAACAGAATACAACAAGGAGGTTGCAGCAGATGTTACTAAATTAGCTAAGGCTATGGGAATAGATGAAGTAACAAAAGAAGATTTAGAAAAAGCAAATATCATAGAAAGCGATGCAAAGCCAGCAGAAGAAAAAACAATATCAAACGATAAATTAATCGAAGAAGATACAAAACAAGCTGACAAGGTACAAAATAAAGCGAGAAATGGTATAGAAATCATGTCAATAAAGAAAAGTACAAGATTAGAAGTACAAGCTAAGAATTATAGTTACACTGTGATGAAAACAGAAGATAAAGAAAGTAAAGAAGTAGAAGTTATTAGAGAAGATGGAGTAAGATACACAAGTTTAGAAGAATTAGAAAACATAAGACAAAAGGCTATAGATGTTATCAATCAAGAATTTGAGGAAGGTAAAGCGATATTAAATGTGTAGGAGGTAAAGTATGGAAGATAAGATTTTAGAATTTTGCAAAATAGTAGTTGAGAATGATGGAAATATATTAAATATAAAATGTCCTGTAAATTGTTTTGAACGAAAATGTCCATTTTTAAAAGTACTTGATTGTACAAATAGTAAAAATTATGTTGAAAATGTTCATATAGCAAAAGATTACATTGGTAAACACAATAAAACAGTAAATACAATTAACAGCATATCAGAACAAACAATAACACTAGATGATCTTAAAGACATAAAAGAAAAAAATATTATACCTGGGTACTATCATAAAGGAAGCTATGATGTAATTGAGTTCTGTAACAAGTACGAAATTGGATTTGTAACTGGAAATATCATCAAGTATTTAGTTAGATACAAAAATAAAAATGGCATTGAGGACTTAAAGAAAGCTAGGGAATATCTAAACAGAAGATATGTCGAAAATTTAATTATAGATAGTGAAGATAAAATAAAATTCTATAGAGAAAATAATTTAAGTTTTGAACAAGGTATGATAATTGAGTGTGTTTTAGATAATTGCCACAAAAAAGCAGAAGAAATATTAAATAATTTAATTAAATATGAAGAAAAGAAAGAGGGTGATATTAATGAATAACAAATTAATTAAAAGATTAAGTGTTTTAGAAATTATAGTATGTACATTTGCTGCAATAATATCATTATTTGTAAGTAGTATTATAAGTTTAAGAATAATGTTTATAACAGCAATTGCATGTATTGTATTAGAACAAGTAGCAACGATAATAAATACAAAATAAAGAAAGGTGAGATATAAATGGCAAATAGAATAACAATTTCAGGGAACGTATGTAAGGAAATAGAATTAAGAATGACAGCAGGGAAAGGTACACCAGTTGCAACAACTAGTATAGCTGTTAACGACGGATACAGAGAAAACAAAAAGACTTATTTTGTAAATATTGTGGTATGGGGTAAACAAGCAGAGTTCTTCGCTAACAATGTTTTAAAAGGACAAAAAGTGTGGGTTAACGGTAAGTTAACTATAAGAGATTATGAAGCTAAAGACGGTACTAAAAGATATGTTACAGAAGTAGTAGCTGATATGTTCGACGGTGTAGAGTGGGCTAAGAATAATACAACAACTAACAACAATAATTAGGATGATGGGTGGAATAATCCAGTTGACGATTCGGAGGAGGTTCCATTCTGATTCGGATTATGATTAAAAGATGAATAAGCCTAAGTGAGGATATGGTTACAAGCTAATTTTCTCACTTGGCTATCAATATCATATAAGAAATGAGTGAGAATATGTCAAAATACAACAGTAAAAAAGCTGAATGTGATGGAATAACTTTTGATTCTAAAGATGAAATGAAATACTATGAAGCACTAAAGATAAGAAGAGCAAAAGGAGAAATTAAAAACTTTGAATTACAAGAGAAGTTTGTTCTTGTAGATGGTTTTGAGAAGGAAGGTAAGAAGTATAGACCTATAACATATACAGTTGATTTCACTATATATCATAATGATGATAGTGTGGAATATGTAGATGTAAAGGGAATGACTACACAACAAGGAGAAATGAGGATTAAGTTATTTCACTGGAGATATAGAGATTTAAAGCTGTCTATAGTTGCAAGAAATCTAAAGCATGGTGATAAGTATGGTTTTATAGATTTCTATGAGTTAAAGAAAATAAGAAGTAATAATAGAAAGGTGAAAAATAAATGATAGATAGAAAAATATTAGAATTTATTGAAAGTTTGAGTGATAAACAAAAGGAGATATTAATAAATAATCTCAAAAATGCTGATGAAGGAGCAATTTTAACTTACAAAGAAGATTTTATAGATAAAGATGAATTGTTAAAGCATCTTAGAAATAATAGAAGTGCAATAATGCTAGAAGTAAACAACGGATTAACTATAAAAGAGTTAGTAGAAAAGGCTCATGAAAATGCAGTACGTAAGGGATTTTGGGATGCTTATTATAAAATATCTGATGAATTATGGTTTGCAGATTATGTAGAAGATATAAAAACAGCATATATAAATCAATTCTTAATACTAACTATAGGAGAAATATCAGAATCAGTAGAAGGCTTAAGAAAAGGTGATGCAGATAATTTTAAAGAAGAATTAGCAGATGTATATATTAGACTTTCTGATCTTGTAGGAGGATTAGAAATAGATATAGAAACTGAAATTAAAAAGAAGATGGACAAGAATAAGACAAGAGAAAAGATGCATGGGAAGTTATTTTAGTTCGGATTATGATTAAAAGATGAAGGAGAGGTTCAATGAAAATATATGATATATTAAGTCATGAATATATTGATGTTATAGATGTTAAGGTAGATTGTGAAACATGTAAATACGAAATAACAACCAGCAATGGCAAGTTATACAGATATTCAAATGAATATATTGTTACAGACAATACAAGATATGAATTAAGAATGTATTATAGTGTTATAGTTGGCAAGTTGTGTTATGACGTTATAAGAACTAAAGCTTGTTATGCTAAAGCTTATGAACATATGAAATTACTCATGAAAGAAAAAGGGGATAATGAATTATTTTACCCTTCAATCCCTATGAAATATAGAGAAGAATTCTTAAAAAAAGTATCAACAGATAAATATATTTATACAATAGTTGAGATACCTAATACAATTAAAGAAAATTCTGTTTGCAGATATTGTTGCGTTGATATTGATGATAGAGACTTATTACTATCCGATGGGTGTGATGGTGTATACATTGATGGTAATAATCAATTAGTAGGTGATGATGCTTTTAATTTTGATTATAAAAAAATAAATTTTTGCCCTATATGTGGAAGAAAATTATAGTTCGCAATACAAATAAAATGTGAAGGAGATAAGTAGCAATGAGAAACTTCAAAGAATATATTAAAGATTTAGAAGTCAATGTCTTAAAAGATTTATTAGAGCAATATAAATGGGAAATAGAGTGTAACCTTGATAATCATTTAGAGAAAATAACCTTAATTGAAAAAGAATTAGAATCTAAATGCGAATTAATTGGAGGGTGTGAGAAATGAAGTGTAAATGTGGAGATGAAAAATGTATAGGATTCTTACTTTTTCACGAAAAAGAAATGGAAGATATTGAAGTGAAAAAGTAATGCATAAAGGAAAAGTATGGAAATGTGGAATTTAATTTAAAAAGAAGTCCAAGCAGTGGAGAATTTAGTGTTAAATTTTATGAACTCCACGTAATTGAAAAGTAAAGGAAAGATAAATAATGAATTTAATATATGTTATTCAAAAGAAGTTCTTAGATTAGATTGCAGTATTAAGGATTATCCCATGCAAATTTGGTGTGGAAATGGCGAGAATAAAGGGTTTACAGATGATTATGAAATGGCAGAGAAAAGATGTGCGGAACTTAATAGCGAAAATAAGTGTAAAGAAATCAGATACGTAATTCAAGAAGTAGAGAAAATAATTAAAAGATGAAAAGTAATAGGAGGTTGGTTATGGCAGTTTTTATGGTAGAAGTTAAAGTTATAGGAACAGAGAAATATTATGTTGAAGCTAACAGTGAAGAGGAAGCGAGGAAAATTGTAGAAGATGGTGGAGAAATGCTTTCAGAGGTTGAACAAGATTTAGAATTTGTAAATAATTCTTTTATTATTACAAAACAAAATTAAGTTTCACAATACAAATATGATTAAAAGGATATGGAGTTTTTTATGAATAAACATCAAAAAATGGTGACAAGGTTAGCTAAAATTAATATGAAAATTTATGATATTAACTTCTTAAAAGCTAAAAGAAAAGCTAACAGAGAGTTGCTAGGTATAAAATATATGTTAATTAATAAATATGGATTTAAAAGAAAGTAATAATTCACAATATGATTAAAATGTGAAGGAGAGATTTTATGAAATTAAATGATTTAAGAAAAGTGTTAAGAGTAGATAATGTTACTTTATATGTCGAAGGAAAAGGATATTTTAAATATGAAATATGGGGATTGAATGATAAAGATAATTCATTATCAGAATATAGACCAATTGATGTTGATAATAGAGAAGGTGACACAATGTTTTTAGACTATGGAGATTATACAGTAGATAGAATCGAGACAATTAATGATTTTTTAATGATTATAATTCATAAGTAAATTCGCAATTCAAATAAAAGACGAATAGGGGGAAGTAGTATGATGTGTGTTGAACAGAAAGATAATAAATACACTTTTAGAAAGACAGAAAAACAATTATATCAATATTATGAAGATTTGAAAAAGAAGGAAGCAACTAAAAAGAATATAGATGATCTAACCAAAGTAATTGATGAAATAGATAATAAAATAGCTAATTGTGATATAAACTTCACAGTAGATATACAAGCAGTCGGTTTTGACGAGAGAGTACAAACATCAAGTAACGGCAATAGTGCGGTGGAAAAGGCTGTAGAAAGTCAAATAACAGCATTACAAAGAGAACAAAAGCATTATTTAACACAATTATATAAAGAAGAGTATAAGCTAAGGAACCTGGAACTCAAGACTAACAAGATGGAGAGAGTAATTAACATGTTTAATGAGGATATTAAATACTTCATTAATCTAATGTATAATCAAAAGATGAAACCAGAGAAAATCGCTGATAAGATACATGTAAGTAGAAAAACAGCTTATAATACAAGAGATAAAATTGTAAAAGAGATAATTGGTTTTAAGATGTTATAATATAGAATATGATTGAAAGTGTTTGTTTCAGTGAGGAGTATCATAATTTTAGAATAGATAATGGGAGTAATGGCCAAAGAGATTTGATAATTAAAAAAATTAAAGAAAAATATTTAAAATAGATGTTATAGGGGGGATATAATGAAAACATATTTTATATTTTATAATTACTTTTTAAAAGATGGCAGAAGCGGTATTGCTAATGCGAATATAGAAGTAGTAGATGGTATAACTTGTATAGACGATATAAGGGCTATTGAGCATGAAATATTAATAAGTAATGAATCTTATGAACAAATTGTAATAAATAACTATATTGAATTCCATGAATAATTGACATACAAGGGTAGTATTTATTTACTACTCTTGTTTATTTATACAAAAGAAAAGTGAATTTTTTGTATAGTTTGTATATTGTGTTTGTATACAATTGGGTATATAATAGAATCATAAAGTAAAGGAAAGAGGTCATGAAAATGAATTTATTAAAGAAAGCACATGAATTAACAAAAGAAATAAAAAGAGAATATCCAGAGGTTGATTACAAGGCTCAATTAGGAATTTGTTTAACTTTCCTTTACAATAATAAGGAGGTTGAAGGAATGGTAAAATTAGAAGGAACTGAAAAGCAAATTAAATACGCAAAGGATTTAAGGGAAAAAATAAATAAGGCGATTGATGATCTTAAAGACTTAGACACAATAGGAAATGAATTCTATGAAGATGAAAGAGAAATAATATCTCAAAAAATAAAAGAAATTGAGGACAATATTAATAATGAAACAAAAGCAGGCAAGGTAATAGATACATATATGTATTACATGAAATCATACTGCGGGAAATTAATATTTAGAAGTGACAGATTATTTGAAAATGAATCTAATATAAAGTTTTTAAGTAACGCATTAGAAGATTATTACGAAGAGAAAGGAATAATGTAAAATGAAATTATTAGATGTTGTATGGTATGATGGAGAAATGGAAGAAAGTTTAAAAAGGAATAATGTTGTTTATAAAAAATTAGGAGTTGCAAAGCCTTATGCACTTTCAACAGGTATATTATTTGGCATAAAGGGTGGTACTGAATATGAATTGTTTAGATACACCAGGAGAAATGGGGAAAAGGTTATAGCAGCAGTTACATTCTATTCATCACTAGAGGGAGATTATTCAGAAGAAATATTATTGTTTGAGGATGAAGGTACTTTAGACATAAAAGAAATTGAAAAAGAAATAATTAAATATAACGATTCTAAAAAGGAGATATAAAACATGCCACTAACTGAAGCACAAAAGAGAGCAAAACAAAAGTATAGACAACAGAATAAAGATAAAACAAATTATTTAGGTGCTAGAAGTGCTGCTAGGAGTTTTATTAGGACTAAAGCAACAAAAGATGATTTAGAAGAGTTAGAAGAATTAATAAAGGAGAGAAAGGAGGGATAATATGAACTATACAAAGCCTAAACTACAATTAAATGTTACTTATGAAGATAAAAACGGAGTATGGCAAGAGTTTGATGTATTTGGATATGACATAAAAGAAATGAGACAAGATATAGATAAGATACTTAAAGAAGTTGATGGAATTTTTGTATATTCAAAAGAAGTAAAAACAGAACATAGTAAGTTTATATAAGTGATAGATTAAT